CCCACGCCGCCGCCAAAGCCGCCAAAGCCGCCTACGCCTACGCCAAAGCCGCCTACGCCACCGAAGCCGCCGCCTACGCCTACGCCAACGCCGCCCGCGCCGCCAAAGCCGCCAAAGCCGCCTACGCAGCAGCTGGCAACGACTTTAATCAATTAGTTTACGAAACTTTTGAATGGGTAAAGCCATGAGCGACACACCACTAGATCGTGCATTAGCAATGGTTTGGGCGAGAAGAACTCTAACCGTTGCCGAGTTAATGGTTGCTTTTTCTGAGAAAGAGAACGAGGCGCTGAAGAAAGAGATAGCGGAGTTGAAGAAGTATCTCCCCGCACCAGAAGAGTTGCCGGAACCTGCCGAGACTTATATGATGACTCAATACTTAGTTGATGGAACCGTGCATAAGCCAGCGCATTGTCGCGTTGTCGCAAATATTTACTACGACGAACTACGCGAGGATTCCGTGCTACAGATAACGGCGCTGAAGAAAGAGATAGCGGCGCTGGAGGCTAAACTTCGGTGGTGCTACGACACCTCTATGTTTCGTTTTGTTACGCCCATTATTACTTATCAAAATTGGTTAGATATGATTCAGATGATTGAGGGCAGGTCATGAGCAAAGAGAAAAATGCAGAAGAAGGCATGCGAAGGAAGCAACTCGGACTGACAGGTTACGCCGCGCACCTGCTTAAAAGTGCGGCAATTATGGAGATAAAACCCATGACAGAAGAAAACATGCTACTGGTTTATACACTGCTCGAAGCTGCGACTAAGTCGTTAGCGGTAAAGGCAGGGACAGCAGATGCCAATGATGCCTTAAAGTATAGTCAGGCTGCGCTTAATCTAGCGCATGTTTTGGCGACGCTGAATTACATGAAGTAATGTAGGAAAGCCCGCAAGTCATCGCGGGCTTCACTGGAGACTAAGCCATGACCCCAGAAGGTAAGGTTAAAAAGAAAGTAACCGATATACTAAAGGCACTAAACATTTACTACTTCACCCCCGTCTCCGGTGGTTACGGGAAGAGTGGTGTACCCGATATCGTTGCCTGCTTTAATGGCCGGTTCATAGGTATTGAGTGCAAGGCTGGACAGAACCAGCCAACGGCTCTCCAGACGGCGCAGCTGGAGGCAATAAAGAGAGCACGGGGGCTGACTTTTGTGGTTAATGAAGACAGCCTCCTACACCTTCACATACAGCTACTTTTAAGGGTTAAAAAATGACAGACGAAGAAAAGAGCGCGTACACAGAGCAAATAGTAGGGGCGATCAATGAGTGTCTGGATGGCACAGATACTAAGCACGGGCTGTTGATTGTTGCCAACGCTACAGGGATGCTCAGTTTGTACTCCATCAACATCAATGAGGCTGACCTGCCCATGCTAGTGGGAGCGGCATCGCAGGTTGTGTGTGCTCGTGCTAGTGAGCTACCGAGTTGATTCGCGTACTGGTAATAGACTTTGAGACAGCGTGGGACAGGAAACTGTACTCAATTAAGTCAATGACTACGGAGGAATATATACGAGACAAGAGATTTAAGGCGTGGGGGTGTGCTTGTAAAGAGGTTGGCTCCAACGAGCCAGCTGAGTGGGTAGGGCATGACAGGCTAGCCAGTTACTTTGCCGGTATAGACTGGGGCACTACTGCTGTTATGGCACACAACGCCCAGTTCGACGTGTCTATTCTTAGCTGGCGCTATGGGCATATGCCCTGCGCTATTTTTGATACGCTGAGTATGGCACGCGCCTTGTACGGCACGGAGGGAGGGCTTAGCTTGGATAAGCTGGCAGCACGCTTCGGCCTCCCCACTAAGAATGCTGCGCTACACAGCACGGATGGCTTGTTGGATACGCTTTCTCCGGAGGTCGAGATGGAGCTAGCTGCGTACTGTGTGCAGGATGTGTATGTGTGTGAGGAGATATACAAGCGCCTCAACGAGGGCAACTCATTCCCGATCAAAGAACTCCGCTTGATTGACCTTACGCTGCGTATGTACGTCAACGCCGTGCTTGTGCTGGATAAGGAAATGTTAGTGGATGCTATTGAGACTGAGCGCAGCGCACGAGAGGATCTGTTAGAGCGCTTGAAGGTGACGGAGGCAGACTTGGCGAGTAACGATAGGTTTGCCGAGGTACTTCGCTCCATCGGTGTACCACCACCTACAAAGATAAGCCCTCGTACGAATAAAGAGGCTTTCGCTTTTGCCAAAACTGACGCGCTATTTCAGGCGCTAGTGGAGGGGGATAACGAAGCGGCGTCACTACTGTGCGAGGCACGCATGATGGTGAAGTCTACTCAGTCCCGCACACGCGCACAGCGTTTCTTGAGCATCGCTTCCCGCGGTACGCTCCCTGTACCGCTGACTTACTACGGAGCACATACAGGGAGGTGGACTGCCAGCAAGGGGTCGGGCCTGAATATGCAGAACCTAAAGCGTGGGTCCTTTTTACGCAGGGCTGTGTGCGCCCCGGAGGGCTACACGCTAGTGGTCGCTGATCTTGCACAGATCGAGCCACGGGTACTTGCATACCTGTCGGACTTTAGAGAGCTGCTGCGTGTGTTCTCAGCACGCGGTGACCCATACGCTTCCTTCGGTGCAATCATGTTCAACATACCGGGCATGACTAAGGAGTCGCATCCGGATCTGCGGCAGAGTGCTAAGTCAGCGCTGCTGGGGTGTGGTTACGGCATGGGGTGGGCTAACTTTGCTGGGCAACTTCTCACTGGGTTCCTTGGAGCGCCTCCGGTGCTGTACGGCATATCGTTTGCTAAGCAGCTGGGCATATCCCCCAGACAGGTGGAGTTTTTTGGGCGCGACGAGGAGACCATGGAGCGTATGAGGGTTATCCCGCGCACTTGCACTAATGAGGAGCTGTTGGTGCACTGCGTTATCTGTAGCCACATAATTGATACGTACCGTGTGTCAGCGCAGCCAGTGCAGAGATTCTGGCGCGTATGTGATGACTACATAGCCAAGTGCCTTGTCGAGGACAGCGACGCCGCCAAGTTTGGGGGGCGTAGGAGTATCTCCCACAAGGGCGTAACCTTCGCCCCCGGCAGAATTACGTTGCCAAATGGTATGGCATTGCGATATCCTGATCTCCATGGTAGTCCCGACGAAAAAGGTCGGGTGCAGTGGACGTACGACACTGGTAAAGGTCGGACGAAGCTGTATGGTGGCAAGTTGACGGAAAACATCGTACAGGCTGTTGCACGTCTGCCGATGACTGACGGCATGCTACGTGTTCAGAAGCGGTACCCGTGTGTGCTTACTGTGCACGACGAGGCCGTATTTTTAGTACCGAAGACAGAAGAGGAGGAAGCGATGAAGTGGGTAGAGCAACAGATGACTAAGGAAGCACCATATCTGCCGGGGGTACCACTGGAAGTATCAATGGGGTCGTCGAAACGGTATGGAGATGCAAAGTGATCGTAAGAGGAGTTTTGTGTGACTATGAATGTTTGAGTGACAGAGACACTGCTGAAGCAGTGCAACGTGCAGTAAGGGGGTACTTACAAAATCAACGCAACGCACTGGAGAGTACAACACATGGAGATACCAAAGAAGGCAAAGATCAACAAGAAGACGTACGCAGTCCACCGCGTACACTCATTTAAGTGTGGCAAGCTTGGTGAGATTCATTACGCCAACCAAGTAATAAAAATAGCACGCCATGCGCTCGGCGGGACGTGGGGTAAACACCAATACCGTATGGACCTCTCTAAGGAAGAGCAGTGGGAGGTGTTTTGGCACGAGGTTGTTCATGGCATCCTGCACGATATGAAGCGGCACGATCTTAATAACGAGCGCTTTGTTAACGCCTTTTGCAGGCGTTTATACGGAGTGCTAAAGGAGAAATAAATGGCTTGGTCGTACTCAGCATTGAAAGCGTTTGAAACATGTGCTCGTCAATACCACGAGATAAGTATTTTAAAAAGTTACCCATGGGAAGAAACGCAGCAACAGCGGTACGGCCTGCAGGTACATAAAGCAGCGGAAGACTTTGTTACTAAAGGAGTGCCCATCCCCGCAAAGTTTAGTTTTATGCAGGGAGTTCTAGATGCAATGATGGCTAAGCCCGGTAAGAAATATGGCGAGCAAAAGCTGGCCATCAACGACAAACTGGAGCCTTGTAAGTGGATGGCAAAGGATGTGTGGGTTCGCGCCATAGTTGATCTGTTGATTGTCGATGAGGACAACAAGCTGGCGTGGGCGATTGATTGGAAAACAGGCAACGCCAAGTACGCAGATACAGACCAGTTGGACGTGATGTCTTTGGTGCTGTTTGCGCACTATCCCCGCATAACACGAGTCAGATCCGCTTTAGTATTTGTTACGAACAACGGCTTTATCAAACACAAACGCACAACAGAGGAGAAGGAAAAATTATGGTGGACATACCGAGAAAGGGTAGCGAAGATAGACAAAGCACACGCGAGCGGTGTGTGGAACCCGACGTCGTCGGGGCTGTGCAAGAAACACTGCGCGGTCCTGAGTTGCGAGTACAACGGTCGAAGGTAGCTACTGTTGATGGGTGGGAGGAGGCAGCCATAGCATCAGCACCGCTTAGGGCTTATAACGTGTGGTGCGTGTGGGGACAGGCTAAAGACGACACTTTCACTACCCCACTTCGACGGATTGAGTCCATGAGTGATCTTGACCACGCAGTATTCAAGACGCCTGTGGAAACGCTGGTAAACCTATGGCTCGCTCGCTTTGGTTCTGGGTGGATACCAAAAGAGGAGGTTCGCAACGATGAGTTTTTTGATTGGGCTGCGCTACGCCTGAACAAATTAGGGAAGTTGGAAGAGCAGACGGTTGTCAATACGACAAACATACACGATTTTCCCTCCCGCGTCATGGTACGTATCATGGAGGAATAACATGGAGATCATAGACAACAGGGTGTTGCTACTACGTACCCGCACCCCCCATAGGTACTCCCTGATCCCCAAGAGCAAGGTACTGGGGGATGTGGGGAATGGGCTGTATGAAGTAGCGGTGCACTGGGGCATCGATGAAGCTCGCGTACTGAGAAACATCGGTGTGAGAGGTGTTCCCTCCCCCATACAACGCAGCTACACATGGCCCGGAAAGTACACTCCCTTTGCTCATCAGAAAGAGTGTGCCTCTTTTTTCACGCTGCACAAACGGGCATTTAACTTTAGCGAGCCCGGTACGGGTAAGACGCTGGAAGCGCTGTGGGCTGCGGACTACTTGATGGGGATTGGTGAAGTACGGCGCTGCCTCATTATCTGCCCCCTCTCCATTATGCAGTCTGCATGGCTGGGGGACATCGGCAAAAGTGTTATCCATCGTAGCGCCGTAGCGTGTCATCACTACAAGTCAGAGCGCCGGCGCGAAATGGTGCGTAATAATTATGAGTTTGTGATTATTAACTATGATGGGCTAGCGTTGGTACGGGACGCGATTATTGAGGATGGTACGTTTGATCTCGTCATTGTTGATGAGGCAAACGCGTATAAAACTTCCTCTACAAACAGGTGGAAAATTCTCCGTAGTATCGTGCAACCCAGCACATACCTGTGGATGATGACCGGCACACCCGCCGCGCAGTCTCCCGTGGATGCGTACGGGCTGGCTAAGCTGGTATCTCCTGATAAGGTACCCAAGTACTTTACCAGCTGGCGGGATAAGGTAATGTATAAGGCCACACGGTTTAAGTGGGCACCCAAGGACGACGCGGACGAGCAGGTTCACCTAGCGCTCCAGCCTGCCATACGCTTTACTAAAGAGGAGTGCTTGGATCTTCCCCCAGTATTGACTGAGACCCGTGTGGTGCAGCTAACTGCGCAGCAAGCACGGTATTACAAGCTGATGAAAGAGAAGATGACCATGCAGGCGGCGGGAGAAACTATAACCGCTATCAACGCTGCAGGGGGTGTTAACAAGCTGCTACAGATCAGCGCGGGTGCGGCCTACACAGATAACCGTGAGGTTGTGGAGTTCGACTGTACCCCGCGCTTGCAGGTACTGCTTGAGGTTCTATCCGAGACGAGCCGTAAGGTATTGGTGTTTGCTATGTACCGACATAACATAGACAGCATCCATGCCTTCTTGGTGCAGCACAATATCGGAGTGGAGCGTATTACAGGAGATGTATCCCCCAACAAAAGAACGGAGGTGTTTAACCGGTTTCAGACAACGAACGAAATAAAAGTTTTAGTGATTCAACCGCAAGCCGCACAGCACGGCGTAACATTGACCGCTGCTGACACGGTTGTGTTTTGGGGCCCCGTAATGTCGGTGGAGTCGTATATACAGTGCATCGCACGCACTGACAGACAAGGGCAGACATCGGGCAAAGTAACGGTTGTTCATATCCAAGGAAGTCCAATAGAGTCCAGTATGTTCCGGAGGCTCGCGGGGAGGGTTGAGGACCACTCAATGCTGTTAAAAATATTTGAAGAAGAGCTTGCATTATAAAAACAGTGGTAGTAGTATTGTAAAAAGTTATACAACACAACGGAGAACCAAATGGGTGATAAAAGCGAAGTGCAAGAAGCACGGCTGGTAAAGATTCGGCAGCGCATTCGCGCAGCTATGCAGGAGCTAACAAAGGAATACGACGCTGCATTCGGAGAACTGGAGGAGCAAAAGAAAGCGCTGGACAATGAGATCAAAGCGCGCATGCAAGCGCAGGGGCTCAAAAGTATGAAAACGGATTTTGGCTTGGTCATGCTGAAAATCCAAACCCGCTACGAAACCTCGGACTGGGAGGCGTTTGAGAAGTTTTGCTTGGAGCGTGGCACCATTGCTTTCTTGCAGAAGCGGGTAGCACAGTCAAATATGGCTGCGTTTTTGCAGGAAAACCCCGACGCAATCCCGCCGGGGATGAACGTATCATCTGAGTACATCGTAAGCATTCAATCCCCCAAATAAGGAAATAAGAAATGAGTAACATAGTGATGTTTGATGCAAAGCAACGCCCTGCCTACGCAATGGTCAAGCAGGAGGCGTCGGATTTAACTGACTCCCTTGCTGGCGGTAGTGCTGGATTTCCAAAAAAGGTGTCCATCAAAGGCGGTGTGTTCCGCTTGGTAGTGGACGGCAAAGAAGTAGCGTCGATTGAAGAGCGCTACCTCGACGTTGTTATCGTGCGCGGGGCACCGCATATTGGGCGCACATACTACGGCGCTAAGTATGACGAGGACAAAGCAACCGCCCCAGAGTGCTGGTCAGCCGATGGTGTAGCGCCGGATTCGTCCTCTATCAACCTGCAGCACACACGGTGCATGGACTGCCCGCAGAACATTAAGGGCTCTGGGACGGATGACTCTCGCGCTTGTCGCTTTTCGCAGCGGGTTGCTGTGGTGCTGGCCAACGACATCGAGGGCGATGTAATGCAGATCAGCCTACCGGCAAAGTCTATCTTCGGCAAAGAGGAGGGAGACAACCGCCCGCTGCAGGCTTACGTTCGCTTCCTCAAAGCGAACAATGCTAAGGTTGAGCAGTTTATTACTCGCTTGAAATTTGACACCGACGCCAGCACACCTAAACTGTTTTTCAAAGCCATGCGCTGGTTGGAGCCGGCTGAGCACGAGGTAGCTCGAGAGAAAGGGCAGTCGGACGAAGCTATTGATGCGGTGTCTATGTCCGTGTCCGCACCCAATGCCGCTAAGGGGGAGGGGCTTCCCCCCAAGCCGCAAGCAGCGATAACCGCTAAGCCCGTAGCCGCCCCGGCTGAGGAAGAAGAGCCGCCCGCACCGGCAGCAACTGTGGGTAAAAAGAAACCCCCAGCAAAGGTGGCACCCAAGCCCGCAGCTGCTGCAAGCGAACCAAGCAAGCGAAACACATCAACGCCGCAACCGCCCGCTACAACCGCAAGGGCTGACATAGA